CCAGTAGAAGCTGCGGCTGTAGAAGCTGCTCGCCCTACTATTACAGCAATGGCTTACTCAAAGCCACGCTTTGATTTCTCTGCTCCAAAACAATTGGAAATGACAATCAAGGCATCACTAGGATCAGATGAGGCTCGCGAGTATGTTCGCGCAGCAGCAGATACAACAGACAACGCAGGACTTATTCCTACTCGTCAACTTACAACTGTGATTAACGGACTTGCTAACAACACTCGTTCAGCAATCGATGCCATCTCAACTGGCGTTCTACCAGATGCCGGTATGTCATTTGAAATCCCTAAGATCACAACCCTGCCAACAGTTGCAGAAACAGCAGAAGCAGGAACCCCATCTAATACAGATCAGGCTTCCTCATTCGTAACAGTATCTGTTAAGAAGTATGCTGGACAACAGCAATTCTCCGTAGAATTGTTTGATCGTTCATCACCATTGTTCATCACAGAACTTATGAACAACATGGCAGCACAGTACGCAGCAGCAACTGATAAGGCTGTCTACACAGCGATCGCTGCCGGTGCTACAGCAGACGCAACAACATTAACAACATATCCAACAGCAGCAGAATTGCTTGGTTTCGTATCACGCGGCGCTGCATCTGTCTACACAAACACATTCGGATTTGCTCGCAATATCTTGGCTAACACTAGCCAATGGGCAAACCTAATGACATTGAATGACTCAGGTCGTCCAATCTACAATGCTGCACAACCACAGAATGCTGGCGGACAAGTTCGCGTTGATAGCATTCGCGGTAATGTCGCAGGATTAGATTTGTATGTGTCCGCAAATGTTCCAACAGCAAACGACACAGATAAAGATGACTCGATGTTGATTATCAACCCAACTGCCTACACATGGTATGAGTCACCAACTTACCAACTTCGCGCAGATGTAATTGCTTCAGGAGAAATCCTTGTTGCAATGTACGGCTACGGTGCAATCGCAACCAAAATTGGTGCGGGCGCATTCGGCATTAACAAGACCTGATAGACACCCATTAAGTCGCTGGCTGGGTAGTGCCCTTCTACCCAGCCAGTCTTTAGGAAGGATCACATGAGCGTAACAACAGTCGCAACTTTAAGAACTGCTTTAGGTGTTGGCACACTTTACGCAGATGCGATTTTACAATCAGTCTGCGATGCAGCAGATGATGTTATGTTGCCCTTCCTATTTACTAACGAGACTTACAATGTTGCGCATAGCAACACAACAACAGAGGGCACTCTTTATTTTAATCAACGAGTAACAGATATTTTCTATGTCGGTCAAAGCGTAGTAGTAACAAAGAACGGCACACCTTTTAATGGCACTAAGACAATCACAGCAGTAGATATCCAGACAATTACTTACGCGGTAACTGGCTCACCTACTGAGTCTGGCTACCATCCAGTAGTTCCTTTAGGCATAGTCTCCGCAACAACTCAGACAGACTACACAACAATCGAGGCAGTCAAGCAAGCATCTCTACAAATCTGCGAGGCTATCTGGCAAGCGAGAAGCGCGCCAAGCGGTCAAGGCATGACAGTCGATGGCTTTGCTCCCAGCCCGTTCACAATGTCAGCGTCACTTTTAGCAAGAGTTCGCGGCTTGCTTGCCCCTTACCTATCGCCTTATGCGCAGATCGGCTAGCGATGACAGCAGCGATCTCAACACTTCGCGCCACACTTGCAGCGGCTTTAGTCGATAACACACTCTGGTCAGTATTCTCATTCCCACCAGCTACGCCTATTGCCAACAGCGTAGTTATCTCGCCTTCTGATCCTTATGTAACTCCCAATAACAATGGGCGTAATACGATCGCTCCGCTTGCTAACTTTTCTATAAATATCTTTGTGCCACTCTTGGACAACGAAGGTAACCTTAATGGAATTGAGGAGATGCTAGTTGCTGTGTTTAACAAACTAGCAGCATCCTCTATCGTCTATAATGTAGGAGATACAAGCGCACCTAGCGTTATGTCTGCTGCAACAGGCGATCTCTTGACTTGCTCAATGCAAGTGTCAATCCTAACGAGTTGGAGTTAACCATGAATGAATGGGAAAAAGAACAAGCAGAGTTCCTGATCAAGATTGGTCAGACTCCTGCAACACCAGCACCTAAACCGGCAACTAAGAAAGATGAGGAATAACCAAAATGGCAGTATTTCTAAATAATGGAGTTCAGGTTACTGTTAATGCGGTTTCCCTTACCGACCATGTTCAATCAGTAACGCTTAATCGTAACTTCGATGAACTTGAAGTAACAGCAATGGGCGATAGCGGACACAAGTTCGTCAAAGGCTTAGAAGCGTCATCTGTAACTATTGACTTCCTAAACGACACAGCAGCAGCTAATGTTCTTGCAACACTTCAAGCTGCATGGGGAACTTCAGTAGCAGTAACTTTGAAGCAGACTTCAGCCGCTACTTCAGCGACAAACCCTCTTTACACTATGACATGCTTAGTAAACGGAACAACCGACATTAACGGTGCAGTTGGCGATCTTGGCACACAGTCAGTAACTTGGAATGTCCAAGGTACAGTAGTAATTACCACGTCATAATAAATTAACTAAGGGGCAAAAGCATGGCAAAACTAAAGGTCACAAGGGCAGACGGAAGCGTTAACGAGTACCAGATCACTCCGGCGATCGAGTACGCCTTCGAGGCTTATGCTAAGAAGGGCTTTCACAAAGCCTTTAGGGATGACGAAAAGCAGACCGATGTATATTGGCTCTGCTGGGAAGCAATTAGGCGTTCGGGTGAAACCGTTAAGCCCTTCGGAGAGTCTTTTCTAGAGACATTGACGCGAGTCGAGGTACTAGACGATGACCCTTTGGAGTAACGCGAGAGTCCTTCACCTATCTTGTAGCGAGACTATCGCTTGAGACAGGACTCTCGCCCCAAACTTTAATTGAACTAGATCACACAATGTTCAGGACTTTACTACAAGCCCTGAAGGATAGAGCAAAGGAGCAGAGCGATGCCAACAGAAGTAAAAGGCGCTAAGAACCTTCGCAAAGCCATTAAGAAGTTCGAACCTGATCTAGCAAAGATGACTACTAAAGAGATGGCAGCAGCCTTAAGACCAATTACAAATAAGGCTCGCGGCTACTTGCCGGCAACAGGTTCTATGTTATCTGGCTGGACTTCTGCAACTTCGTCAAGCAATACAACTGACTATCGCCACTTTCCTAAATATGATCAAGCCAAAGCAAGAAAAGGAGTTACATACTCAACAACTCCTTCAAAGCCTAATAAGCGAGGCTTCGTGTCTCTTGCTCGCATTATGAACAAGACTGCTGGCGGCGCAATCTACGAAACAGCAGGGCGCAAAAGCCCTAACGGTCAACCTTCTCAGGCTTCAACTCGCGGCGTGTATAGCGATTACATAGACACTTCGAACAAAGTTAACAAGTCACTTAACCCTAATGCTGGAAAGCAATTTATAGATCGCGCTAACTCTCTTGGTAATCTAGTCAATGCTCGTCCTCGTCAGCAAGGTCAGCGAGGCAGAACAACACGCAAGATGACTGGTCGCGTAATCTTTAGAGCCTTTGCAGAGGATCAAGGCAGAGTGACTGCTGCTGTAGTAAAAGCGATTAGCAACTCTGCAATTACTTTTAACGCTAGGACTGGTGCTAAATAATGGCTTCTGATGTAAATATAGTCATTGCCTCGGAGTTCGTTGGCAAGAAGGCTTTCAAAGAAGCAGACACAGCGACCTCAAGACTAACTAAACAAGTAAGCACACTTGCTAAAGGCTACCTTGGCTTATACGGCATACAAAAATTAGCCAGAGGCGCAGGTCAAGCAGCTAAAGCCTTTGCCGAGGATGACAAAGCCGCCAAGGTGCTAGGTCAGACTCTTAATAACCTAGGACTTGGCTTTGGCAATAATGCCCAGATGGTCAATAATTATATTTCTAATTTAGAAAAGCAGACTGGCGTTCTGGATGACGAACTGCGTCCAGCAATGGATCGCTTACTGCGAGCAACTGGAGACATTACTAAGTCTCAGAAGTTACTTAGCCTTGCACTAGATATAAGCGCCGGTACTGGTAAAAGCCTTACACAAGTCTCACAAAGTCTGCAAAAGGGTTTCCTAGGACAGACTCAGGCTCTCGGTCGATTAGGCGTTGGTCTATCTAAAGCGGAATTAACTTCATCATCCTTTGAGGAGATACAGACACGCCTTGCAGTCCTGTTTGAAGGTCAAGCAGCGCTTGCAGCCGATACCTACACAGGCAAGATGAACAAGTTAACTGTTGCTACAAATAACGCTAAAGAAGCAATCGGTGAGGGTCTATTTGAAGCGCTATCTGCTGTTGGTGGCGGCGGTGAGGGTGGCTTTGATAACTTTACAAAAGCCATAGAAGTCAGTTCTAAAGCCCTTGCTTTCTTAATTAAACTTGTTGGCACTAATCTCGGCGTTATGAGTTTATTCGCGCAAGGCAAGTTCGGTTCTGCAACAGACATTCTCTTAGGCAGAAAGCCAACAGATCGTTCTGGCATAACTCCAGCAATCCAAGCAGAGTTAGCCAAGGCAGCAGCAGACAAGGCAGCAGCAAAGCGCGCTAAAGAACAAGCGGTGCTAACTAAGAAGCAGACTGCTGCAATCAAAGAACAGACTGGATTGCAAAAGGCTGGCACTCTATTCGACATTCAGCAAGCAGGGATTATCGCTGGACTAAAGGGCAAGATTACCGATGAGGAACGCAAGCGCTTAGAACTGCAACTAGCAATCCTTACCGGCAATACTTCTGAGGCTTCTAAACTTGCTGGGGAACTTGCCAAGGCGCAAGGACTAGGAACACAACTAGCTGCTTACCTTGCAAACTTGCCTAATGCAAAGAACCCTTTTACAGCGTGGAAGTCTTATTTAGACATGCTAGAAGCACAAGTGCGCATGATTGCTAGCGTACAACCTAACGCGCCTATGACTAATGTGCCAGCAGCTATGGGCAATCCTCAGGGCATGTATCCACTAGAAACAGGTTCGCAAGGCAACTTTACTTACGGGCAAAACACAGCGCCAGATATTAGCGTCATCGTCACACTCGATGGTCAAGAGATGGCTGGAGCAGTTACTAAGGTTCAGACTAACAATTATCTATCTGGCAAAATCCTTGCCCTTGAGAGATTACAAAGCCAGTTCGCATAATGGCACTCCCAGCGCAGATCAGCGTATCGTTCGACTTCTCATCGGGTGCAACCTTCGGCTATCCGCTAACCCTTAATGATGCAAAGTACGGTCTATTAGGCACAGGTACACTAGCTGCTTCAGAAGTACCAGAGCCAGTAGTCGACCTGACTCCAGATGTTTACTCAATCAGCATTCGACGCGGTCGCAATATCATGCGCGATCAGTACGAGGCAGGAACAGCAACAGTCCGAGTCCTTGATCCTCTGTCTTACTTTAATCCACAGAACACAGCATCGCCCTACTACGGCTACTTAACGCCGCTTCGCAAGTTGCGCGTTGCCGCTACCTATGCTGGCACTTCTTACTTTCTCTATTCAGGCTATACAACTGAGTACCGCTATACCTATCCTCAAGGGCAAGAGACAGGTTATGTGGATATTGTCTGCAATGACGCTTTCCGCTTGATGCAACAGGCAGCAATTACAACTGTGGCTTCTGCTACTGCCGGTCAAAACACAGGCGCTAGAGTCTCTGCAATCCTAAACCAAGTTACCTTCCCTACAAATATGCGTTCGATCGACACAGGCTCAACAACCTGTGTGGCTGATCCTGCAACTTCTAGGACTTCCCTCGATGCGCTGCTCAATGCCGCATTCTCAGAGCAGGGCGCATTCTTTATTAACTCATCTGGCACAGCAGTATTTAAGAACCGCACTAACACGATTAGTTCAGCAAGTGGCACTCCGATTGAGTTTGATCAGTCTGGCGGCATTCCTTACAAGAACCTTGTGTTCGCCTTTGATGACAAGTTAATTATTAACTCAGCCTCGATGACTCGCGTGGGCGGTACTGCGCAACTGGCTGAGAATGCTGCTTCTATCATTAAATACTTCTCGCACCAGAGCAATGAGACAAATCTTGTAGCCCAGACAGATGCAGATGCGCTAAACATTGCCAAGATATATGTAGCCACAAGAGCCGAGACAACTATCCGCATCGATGCCATGACTGTTGACCTACTCGATACAGCAGTTCCGACCGACACAATGCTTGGGCTAGATTACTTCCAACCTCTGAAAATAGCTAACATCCAACCTGACGGTTCAACAATCGTCAAAACTTTACAATGCCAAGGACTTGACTGGAATATCACGCCAAACCAGATGCAAGTTACAGTTACTACTCTTGAGCCAATTACTGACGGCTTCACGCTGAACAGCGCGGTTCAAGGTATAATAGGCACATCCGTATTGGCGTACTAGGAGAATAAATAGATGGCAACATTCCCAAGCAAGGTTAATTTTGTTACGGGCGATATTTTAACCGCGACCAATATGAACGATGTCGGCGGGGCTATCAACCTGCTGGAAGGCGCACAACAAGCGGCTGGCAAGAATAGAATTATTAACGGCGCTATAGATATTTGGCAGCGCGGAACATCCTTTGCAGGTTCTACGCTAGGCGCATATTGCGCAGACCGATGGGGTTATTACCGAGGCGGCGCAGTTGGCGGCGCTACTTGGTCGCGTCAAGCGGCAGCACTTACAGGCTTCCAATATGGACTAAGAGCGCAGCGTGATAGCGCCAATACTTCAACTCAGTATGTTGGAACTTGGCAGACAATAGAGTCAATT